GGGCGTGTCTATCGGGGCCAGGCAGCCCAAGGCCCGGGACGCCATTGAGGAATATCTCAACGGCGCCGTGGGGGTAAGCGGCGGGCCCGTGGACGCAGGGCAGCGCGCCAAGTGGGTGGACGCCTTCTTTGTCATCTCGGGGGCTGCCAGCCGTGCCGCAGGACGCTAAGCCACACCCGTACTTTCGGGCAGCGGTTGTCTGCCTGTTTCTCTCGGCAGCCGGCCTGCTGGTCATGCAGTATCTGTATGGCAATCCAGCCAGGTTTGGCTACACGCCGAATCCGGAGGGAACCAGAAAGTTCCTGGGCGAACTCGAAAAGCCGCTGTTCGCTCAGGCGGGGGCCGAGGTGCTGCGGGAAGCCCAGGGCAAAGACACGTTTCTTTATAGGGCTGCGTACAAAGCCCATCAGGCCGTTTACAACAAGCCGTGGGTCGTAGGCAGGCAGGGAATCGGAGACTGCGTTTCGTGGGGTTTTGCTCATTCCGTATGGATAGCGCAGTGCGTGGACTGGGAGACAGGAAGACTTCCCAACCCGCCTCCGTTCCCTGCGACCGAGAGCATCTATGGCGGGTCTAGGGTAGAGGCCCGGGGCAAAAAGACCGCAGGCTACTCTGATGGCAGCTATGGTGGCGCTGCTGCCAAGTGGATCCGAGACTGGGGGATTATCTTTCGAGATAAGTACCCCGACCACGACCTCACCGTGTACTCCGCCTCCCGGGCCAAAGACTGGGGCAACTGGGGCAACGGCGGCCAGAACGACCGGGGCAAGCTCGACGCCACCGCCAAGCAGCACCCCGCCAGGCACGTTGCGCTAGTCCGCAACTTCAAGGAAGCGGCGGCGGCCATCGAGGCCGGCTATCCGGTGGCCGTGTGCAGCGGCTACTCATTCAGCTCCACCAGGGATTCGCAGGGCTTCAGCGCCCGCACCCCGCAGGGCTGGGCGCACTGTATGGCCCTGATTTCAGTGCGCTACGACCGGCCTGGATGCCTATGCCTGAACTCATGGGGTCCGTCGTGGGTGTCCGGCCCTAAGTATCCCGACGACATGCCCGATGGTGCTTTCTGGATCGACGCTCGCCATATCGACGGCATGCTCTCCGGAGAAGACTCGTTCGCTGTCGGCTCAGTGGAGGGATTCAAGTGGAGGGACCTGCACCACGGCAACTGGCTGTCGCCCGCCCCGGACTTCTTGGCATTCACGTTTTCCCTTGGTTTGTAGGAGTTGCATCGTGTGCAAGCGTGTCGCAATCGCCTCTTGCCTTCTGTGCTTTGCTGCTGGCTGGATGCTGTCCGGCGTTCAGGACCGCCCCAAGGACCGCCCCGTGCTCAAGGCCATAGTCCGGTTTGCCAAAACTGCCCTGTGGTTTGCGGCATTCGCCGAACCAGCCCCTGACGCCGTCGAGGAGCATAGGTCTGTCCTGGTGGACGAAAACGGATACGTCCGAGTCAACCACGCAAGGGGGTGGTGAGATGTGGAACTGGATCATCGCCTTGCTGACCTGGCTCTCCTCTGACCCTGTCGCCATTGACCAGGAGCAGCCCCGGGCGGCGGCGGCGGTGGCGGCAGCCTATGCATCGCTGGCCGGCGATTCAGCACCTCCGGCCCCTGCCCCCAAGGACTGCATCTGCGGCGAGACCTGCAAGAACGGTGTCTGGAAGCCTGACGGGCGCGTGGAGCAGATCTGCCGCTGCGAGTGCGACCGCTGCAAGAAGGAGCGCCAGCGAGGCAAGGTGGCGGAATGCCAGGGCGGGAGGTGCAGCAAGTGAGCAACCGCATCCGCGAACTGCTCCGCGCCAGGCAGGACGCCATGCTGGCCATGGCGAAAGCAAGCCGCCCAATCGACCTCGACGACTACCGCGAGGACCTGCGGGAGCAACTGGCACAGGCCATCCTGGCAGACCGGATGTCCCCCGTCCCCCTGGGAGAAGAGAGGCTGACCCGCATGTACGCCCCGCTCATGGGTCAAAGCATGTCCCGGCAGCTCCTGGAGCGTTACGCCGCCCAGCAGCGCAGAACCCTCCAGAACGAGATGGCCCAGGGCGGCAGCCCAGAATTGATGGCCCCCATGATCTCGTCCGTGATGCAACTGGACAGGTGACCCGTGGCCGAAAGCCGCCAGTGCGACACATGCAAGCGGGTGATGCCGCTAGAGAAGAAATACTTCCCGCACATCCGGGGAGGCACGATCTCTTTCCAGGCCACCTGCCGCAAGTGCAAGGTGAAGCTCAAGAGGGAAAAGGAACTAGCCAGGATCGAAGGCCAGGCCGTTGACAGCTTCATCGGCCGCGCGGTGAGGGGCGGGTCGAACATCCCCCACACCGCAGAGATGCTGGAAAGCCTGATGCACTACTTCGGTGGCGCCAACGGCTTTGCCTCCCTCGCCATGAAGCAGTATTTCGAGAGCCCGCCCGGGGGCCGGATGCGGAACTCCATCCTGGAGATGATCGTTCGCCTGGCAGCCAAGAACACCGAGCAGGGCGGAGCCAGAAAGCCAATCCAGTTGTACAGCGAAGACGAGCTGGAGCAGGAGATCAACAAGCGGCTGGAGCAGGCCGTGCTTGTTTACGGAGGAAAGAGGTACATCAATGCCACGCCGCAAGACGCCGCCACCTACTCAGGCCTCCCCGCTCCCGACGATTCAGAACATCTCCTCGTTCCAGAGGGACGAGCTGAAGTCGCTGCAAGCGGAATTGAGCGAGAGGCGCATCGAAGCCTTGAGGCTATACAAGCCAACGCAGAAACAGATGGAGTTTCACCAGTGCCTGTCGAGCGAGACTCTGGTGATCGGGGGCAATAGGTCGGGAAAGAGTCTCTGTACGTTCGTGGAGGACGCTTGGGCCGCAACTGGCACCCACCCCATCGAAGGCAAGTACCCAAAAGAGGGCGGGAATCTCGTCATCGTTGGCCAGAATTGGAAGCATATCGGGCTCGTCGTCGTGCCCTATTTGTTTCGCGCAGGCGCATTCAAGATCATCCGGGACGAGCAGACGGGGAAGTTCAGGGCCTTCGACCCGGTGGCGGACGCCCCGAGGATTGCAGAGGCCAAGCCGGCCCCGCCCCTGATACCCCCGAGAATGATTAAGAGCACTTCATGGGTGCTCAAGTCCGCCGGCTATCTCAACTCCTGCGAGCTGGTGAACGGCTGGACGATCTACTGCTTTTCGTCCGAAGGCGATCCCCCGCAAGGGTTTAGGGCCACACGGGTCCACATCGACGAGGATCTTGGAAACGAGGCCTGGGTTCCCGAAATGCAGGCGCGCCTGGCAGACAACAAGGGGCTGTTCTGCTGGAGCGCTATGCCGCACTCCAAGAACCTGGCCCTGATTGGGCTGAACGAGCGAGCCGAGAAGGCAGAGGAGCAAGGCAACACCAAAGACATCAAGCGGTTCGTCCTCAGGTTCCTGGACAACCCGCACATCGACTCCGACGAAAAGCGGAAGGCTATCGAGCGATGGTCTGCTATAGGCGAAGACGTTCTCCGGCAGAGATCCGAGGGCGAGTTCATCACCGACAGCATCTTGGTGTACCCCAACTGGAGCATGTCTGTTCATGGGTATGACTTGGACGCCCTGCCCGGCAGGCAGGTGCCAGACGATTGGTGCCGTTATGCCGTGGTGGATCCAGGCCATGCCGTGACTGCGGTGCTGTTTGCGGCCCTCCCGCCGAGCGGCGACTTCATCCTGCTCTACGACGAGCTGTACATCCGCAACTGCAACGCCATCATCTTCGGCCAGGAGTTCAAGAAGAAGATCGGCCAGCAGGAGTTTTACGCCTTCTTGATCGACGCCCATGGAGCCCGCCTTACGGACATCGGCTCAGGCAAAAGCCCGCAGGAGCAGTACATCGAGCAGATGCGCACCCTGCAAATCTCTTCCCGGATCACCGGGCATTCGTTTCTCCCCGGAGCAGACGACGTACAGGCTGGCCTGCATGCCGTGCGCACCATGCTGCACATCCGGCCCGAGGGCACCCCCAGGCTTCGGGTTCTCCGGGGCTGCCTGCCCAACTTCGAGCGCGAAATGAAGCGATACAGAAAGCAGGTCACCTATGTAGCGGGAACATCGGTAATCACAGACCAGCCCAACAAGCGGGGCGAGTTCCATTTAGTGGATTGCCTTAGGTACTTGTGCGCCTACGAGCCTAAATATCACAAGCCAGAGCCATTCACAGAGACGCCGTGGTGGGTTAAGTGGAAGGAAAACAGGGAAAAGTCCAAGGGCCCGCCGGCTGTGTATCTGGCGCCAAACACCTACACCTCGACGTACTACGCCTGATTCACAGTTTGCGGGGGGTTTCGCCATGCCGGTAGCATCCGTCTTGGCTTTCACACTAGGAGGAAATCATGGCTTTTGCGCTCCCCGAGTTGACCGTTGGCGACATGGTTCTGTGGTACTCGAACCCCCTTGTCCCGCAGGATCCGGTGATGGGCTGGGTGTCTCGTAAGCCGGGCACCCAGACCATAAACATTCTTGTGTGGGCCGAAGACGCAGGGTTTGTGGAAAAGCCCTCCGTGCGGCATGTGGAAGACCCGTTCTGGAA